ACCCGTTGGACTGATCTTATCAATCTCAACTCCCAATGGGTTTCGGTTCCGCTCGATCGAGCCGTTCCGATAATCCAGCCCGCTGCGCAGCAGCAGGGCCCATTAGGCGGGGCCTTCTTAAGGCACTTCGCGTCGTCCAGCTGGAGTTTAGACTCCTGGGCGAGCTTCCTGATTTAACAGGCGCGACGTGTTTAGACCTTAGGAAGGATTGGGACCACAAGGTCCCTGTCGTGATGCGGATGCCTACCCTTTCAAAGGGTGGCAAGACAAGGCGTCGTGTAAGATTATCGAAGATGACTTCGGCTCTCTCGAGCTGCAAGCGCATTTTTGACGCTCCTTGCATGACTTGTGATCACGATAGGGGACAGGTGGCGAAGGAAGAGTGGGCGAACCGGATGGCTGAGACTCCAGATAAGGTCGTGGGCAAGTGGTGCCACGATCCCTATTGGTTGTTGAGGAGGCATGTCCGGTCACTCGCCTTCGGGTGGGGCGAACGTTTGGAAAACGCTCGCAAAGAGTGTGTGGCGGGCGGGGTGAGGAGGAGTGAGAGTGGGGTTTACATCCCTGATCAACAGGGGTGTTTTGAAATGCGTCAAGGTGAAGGTGGCACTCTTGCCACCGATCCTTCAAGGACTTCCATGGACGATTCGCTCGTCCGCTTGGGAGTCGCCAAGACTAAGGGAAAGCTTCGTGTCGTAACGATGCAATCCGCCCGCGTGAAGCGAGTCTTGACGCCTGTTCACAACGCCCTCTACGACCATCTGTCATCCTTTGGATGGTTGGTTCGTGGGGATGTGAAGAAGGAAGATTTCTTGGCCGTTCTCGAAGACAGGCAAGAGGGAGAGGCTATCATTAGTGGCGATTACGAATCCGCCACTGATAAAATCTACCTCGAGGCCGTTGACGTCATCGTGGACGAGCTTTCAAAGGATGAGGGGTTGACGGAAGAAGAAAGAAGAGTCCTGAGAGGGTCATTCCAACGCCTGCGTTGGATGAACACCTGCACGGGGACTATCAGACCTATTCGTAGAGGCAGCATGATGGGGAATCTTGTTAGTTTCCCACTTCTGTGTCTCTTGAACAAGGCCTGCTTCGATATCGCCAGCGATATCGGACGTGGCAGCGGTGCCAACCGCGTCGGTCGTTTTAACGGCGATGACTGCTTGTTTGCAGGTGATCGGAAGTTCTTTTCCCTCTGGAAAGAGGTGACTGGAACTTTCGGACTTTGTGTCAATGTTGAGAAGACCGGCTACTCAAACATCTC